ATTCAGTTGAGCAAGGCAGTTACATCTGCTAACCCAACTTCTATTGTCTTCCCACCTTTGGGTGCAGGATCAGGTCAGACATTTACTTACAGTGCTACACAACCAACTAGCATTGAACTTCTAGCAGCAACATCTGTTCCACAGATTAGTCACTGGGGTTCTTCTGTTATCATGGACGGTCGCTACGACGATGACCGAGCATATGTTTACACGGTTGGATCTAGAACTGGACGAGAGGTTAACTCTGGTCAGACGAAAGCACTTCTCGCTATTAGACTAGCACCATCTGTTGACAATGGTATTCCTGGTTCATTCGGTACAAGAGAACTAATCAACAGAATGCAGTTGGTTCTTAGAACTGCTGAGGTGTCCTCTAACGGTGCGTTCTTTGTTGAACTAGTGTTGAACCCAAATATTACAAACTCTATTGACTGGGAAAATGTTGGTGGTACATCACTAGCACAATATGCAGACCTAACTGCTGGTGCGTCCATTATTACGAACGAACTGGTTGGTGGTGAAGTCATCTATGGTTTCTATGCTGACAGTGGTGTTGCTGATTATGACCTAGGTCGTGTTAAAGAAATTTCTAACTCTATTCTTGGTGGCGGTGGCGATCAACTTGCTGCTACTACAGCACCTAACCCAACAGGAACATTCCCTGATGGACCTGAAGTTCTTGCTGTTAAAGTAACGAACATTGGTGGTGGTCGTGGTTCAAACAGAAGAGCGATTGACTTCCGTATTTCTTGGACAGAGGCACAGGCATAAATAGAGCTGCCTAACCTTAACAACATGACTGAAACGAAACCAGTCGTGGTTGAAGAGAAGGATAATGATGAAGATAAAAGTGAAGTTCTTGGTAATTTAGTGAAAGTTGTAGTCCTCATTTGGTCTGCATCCCTTCTTACATTTAGTTACGTTCGCTTGCCCAATGGTCAAAAGATTTTAGATTTTGATCCTACGTTTATAGCCTCGGTCTTTTCTGGATCGTTAGCTGCGTTCGGACTGTCTCCTGCCAAGAACGGATCTGCTCCTAAGAAAGCACCGTCTATTGGAAAGAAAGAGGAACAACAAAATGCAAAAAGTAATTAACGTACTTGCAGTCCTGTCGTTCGTTGGAACGGCAGGCATCGTCGGTGGTGGCACCTATGTTTACCTAAACAGAGAAGCAATCATTGAAGACGCAAAAGAAAAGGTAGCTAAGGCAGCAACAGAAGCAATCTCTGGTGCCCTACCTGGTCTTATTGATAACGCCATGCCTAAACTGCCTGAAGCAACTGGTCCTGCTATGCCATTTTAATCATGAACTTATTTAACAGTGACAAGGAAGATCTCCCTGTACAGCAGACGAAGAAACCGTCTACGTTCAAGATCTTCATCGGCACAGTCGGTGCTTTGTTCGCTGTGTCACACATAGGTTTAGTTGGTTATCTTATAAGACAACCATATCAAATTCCTAGTATCAATATTCCTAAAGGTGACTACTCATCTTATGAATTAAATGCTGGACCTGATGGATACTC